GACGTAATATTGTAGGAAATCCAATCAACTTATAAAGTTTTGATGTTTTTTAGTTTTAAAATGTGCTAATTTATTGATTTCATAATATTTACCACCACATTCACAATTAATTCTAATTCTTTTTTCATTTCTATATATTTTTTGATAATCATTGATTTTATCTTTCTTTTCATTTCTTTTTTCTTTTAAAATATTTTTATTATTCTTGTAATATTCATCATTAGTTTCTTTATATTTTTGTAAGTTATGTAAATAATAAAACTTTTGAATTTTAAATGCTGATTGATAATTAACACATTTTGTTTTATTTATCCATAGTTGTTCATAGGCTTCTAAATGTGTTCTATCTACTACTTCATATTCTTTAATTAAAACTATTTTGAATTGCTCAGCTCCGTATTGTTGTATATATTTATTAATAACACAATTAGAGTTTAGTTTTTTATGATTTCTCCATCTGTCAGATAAACGATTAATTGTTGAGCCTATATAAACAATATCAGATTGACTATGTATAATTTTATAAACTTTACCTAACGCCATTATGACGATTATATAATATTGACAATCATATGTTTAAATAGAATTAAAAAAATTAATTAATATTGACAAGAAATATGTTTCGCAGAATATAGTCGGCAATAAAATAAAATTGTAGATTTAAAAATGAGTGTCTCTTATCCATTAATTATTACTAAAAACAATTTAGTAGCTGGTTCTACCAATACTTATCGTTATAATTTTAGTAGTAATGTCGATATGAGTAATATTGATATTGGGCTCGGCAGTGCGAGTATTTGGTTTAGTTGGAGAAATATAACATCTGCTAAGTCTAATAATCAATTTACTATAATTCATCCAGCTACTTTAGCTACTAACGTGACATTAAATTTAACTATTCCTGATGGTGGTTATAATATATCTGATATCAATAATTATCTTCGTTATTATCTTGTAAATAATGGATATTTTATTCAAAACAATTCTACGGGAGAACAGGTTGTATATTGTAAATTTCAAGTTAATCCATCAACCTACACAGTTGAATTCATATCGTATCCACTACCGACGTCACTGCCGTCAGGCTTCACAGCGGGTAGTTCGATTACTTTTCCTTCAACTACGCGAGCTCCTCAATTAACTGTAAATCAAACAGGATTTGGCACTGTAATTGGATTTGCGTTAGGGACATTTCCAAGTTCTCAGCAAACAATTTTAACTACTAGTGCTTCTACATTAGTTCCAGTTGTAAGTGATGTTACAAATGTCGTTTTAACTTTAGATTCAGCAATGAATCCATTTGCGCCGAATTCTAAAGTTATTCATTCAATCTCTCCGGCAGGGTATGCTTATGCCAGCCTTATTAAAAGCGAGCCTAATGAAATTTCATGGGTGCCTCAACAAAGTGGATGGCGTCAAAGCATTACAATTCAACTAGTAAATCAAAATCTAATTCCTCTTGAACAATACGATACTGATTTAACAATTAAATTATTATTACGTATGAGAGACCAAAAAGAAGCTAGATAAATATAAACTATCATCATAATCTTATAAATAATTATTTAATATATTATATTTTTTATCTTTGAATATATATAACTAAGTGTATCTTAGCAAACTAAAACAAAATGGTGTCTTCCTTTTATTCTTCAAATGAAGCAAAAGAACGAAAATACGTCGATGAAAATAAAATTCGAATGTTAAATGATGAAGCTCAGCAACAAGTTGTTGATGCTCAAATAGATAGTGAATTAGGTTTAGAAAGACAAACTAGTAATTTAACAAAATTAGCAAATCGAGTTATTAACAAAATAGGAGTCTCTGATATTCCTAAAATTACAAAATCTAAATTTTCTGATATTAATAAAAATCAAGCAGAAAATATATTAATGGGAGCCGAAGATATAAATTATGCTTTAAAACCATTACCTTCAACTCCTGCGACTACTGCTCAACTTGAAGCTCAAGCTAAGGCTCAAGCTGACTTAGATTTGATTTCTTTATTTCAACAAGATGTTAAAGAAGGACGTAAACGCCAAGCATTGAAAGCTTTAGACGAAATGAATGCCCAAGAAGATTTGCGATTACGTCGAAATTTCATGAAAACTCTTGTAGAACTTAGAGGAGAAGTTTATACTAAAAATAAACAAAAAGAATCCAAAAAACAATACGAAGAAGATAAAAAAGTTTTAGATAAAATGATGAATTTAATTGAAAACCAACGTATGCATGATTCATTTATGGAGTTTTCTAACTTAGCTATTAGAGATGAATTAGCTACCAAAATCCAAAAGAATCTAAAATCTTTACTAAATTATAAAAAAAACATACAAACAGTTAATAAATATTTAAATAGAGAAGCTATTAAAGATTTTGATACAAAATTTACTGCTTACAATAAATCCCTTTTAGTAAAAAAAAATAAAAATTTACGTGGATTTATGGATAAACAAGAAGATGATTATTTTAATGATTTACAATCTACTACTGACCAAGGTTCTCTTGCTGGTGAAAAATTCGATGCTAGAACTTTTAATCAAGGCGCCCCTAAAAATGATACCAATTATGAATTAAATAAATTTTCTGATTTATTAATTGAATTTAATAAATCAAAAGGTAAAGAAAGAACGAGTATAAATCAAACTCTTAAAAATATAATATCTAGACAAACTAATAAAAAAATTGCTCAAAGAATGAAAGACTTAAAATCTGCTTTACATAAACGTTAATTTCGTATTAATTAAATTGAAATTTAGCAATAATTGTATTACAAATGAGATTTGCTACTACATCGTATTAATTAAATTGAAATTTAGCAATAATTGTATTACAAATGAGATTTGCTACTACATCGTATTAATTAATTTATTTTTTTTAAAGTATATATTCTAAATATATACTATTAGATACTTAGAAGCAAAAATGGTTTATAAACAAGTTAAGATTAATATTACAAAAGCCCAGCTTGACAAAGCTTTGAAAGGCAAACCTGTCCAATTCAGTGCCAATCAAATCGGTAGTGGTAGTTCATATCTTTCGCTTCATCCTGCTAATATTAAAATTGTTGAAAAATCTGCTATGAGAGGCACTGGATGTATTTTAAACTTATCTGAAGGTGAGCTTATGAGCACAGCTGAAGATATGAATGGAGAAGGTATCTTCGGCGATATTTTCAAAGGTCTTAAATCAGGATACACATGGGTAAAGAAAAATATTGTTGATAGTGATTTCTACCAGAAAAATCTACGTCCTATTGCTAAACAAGCTGTTGAAATGGGAAAAAACGCAGCAAAAGCATATCTTAACAATCCAATTACTAACAATCTTATTGATGCTGCTAGTAATGAATTGAGTAAAACAACTGGAGCATTCGGTGTGCGCATGACTAAAGCTCAAAGAAAACAAAAACTAATCGGGGCTGGATTATACTTGAGTTGAGTTAAATTAACTATTTATAGCGTCTAAATGCTTTTTAGTTTTCTCATGTTTATTTAAACGCGTTACGTAAATATTACAAATTTTACATAAATGTTTTTTTTCTTTATATTTTGGTTCTTTGTATTCAATTAAATTTGATTGATGACGTGATGATTGATTATGACGATTTAATTCTCTTTTTACAAATTCATATTTACATACTTCACAATATATTTTTTCTTTTCGTTTAATATCATTAATTTCATGATACTTCGCATTATAATTTGAAATATATTCTTTATTTTTTATAGCATATTCTTTTTGATATTTTAATATTTGTTCTTTATTTTTATTATAATAATTTCTTTTAGATATTTTTTTAATAAATAATGTATTGTTTGTATTAATACATTTTAATTTATTAATCCATAATTGTTCATAAGCAAGCAGATGTTTTTTATCTATAACTTTATATTCTTTTATTAATATTATTTTAAATTGTTCTTGGCCATATTGTGTTATTAAATCTCTAATGGCACATTTATTATAATTATTAGTTTTATGCTGATTAAAACGAACTCTTAATTCATTCATAGTGCTACCAATATAAACAATATCAGATTGAGTATGAATAATTTTATATATTTTACCGTTCATTGTGGATTTTATATAATACATATTATATTCTATCTAAATAGAATTAAATTATATCATTAGGGTCAATTTTGAAAAAATTATAGAACTGGTCAATCTCATTCATTTTAGCATAATATAACCAGAGACAACAATATCCACCACAGTATCCGTATCTCATATCTTGAACAGGAAGCCCTACCCAATCATAACCAGCATCTTCAAATTTTTGTGGCGATACCATCCCAAATGGGTCAAAATAAACACCATCATACGTGCATGTCCAATGACTTCCACCGATGATTTCATTCCCAAGATTTATAACCTGTGCTTCTCTATAATTAGGGTCAGCGTCTTTTAACCATACAACTCTAAAAGGCTCAATTCCAAGTTTAGATAACAAGAATTCTAAATCACTTCGTGTGGTCATAGGTTTCTTAAGTATTTCAGAAACAAAGTATTGTTTAATTAATTTTTTTTTTACCATTATAATATATTCGTATTATATATATAAGCGAAATATATAAATCTCCACGTTTAAAATATAATACTTTAGTATTAATTTTGCTTTGCTAAAATATAAAACTTTAGTATTAATTTTGCTTTGCTAAAATATAAAAAATGTCAAGCGCTTCGGATAAAACAGTTTTCGAAGAATCGGTCGAAGGTCAAGATAATGTCAATTTATTTGAATCTAAGAAATGGACATACATCACGGACTCTACGTCCTCTAATGGTGCATTCTCTGGTCAAATACAATTCGATCTAAATACTCTCTCTTCACAGAATCAGTGGACAGATTTGAGTCAAGCTGTTATTACATTCCCTGTAAAGCTTTCTATTCGTAATAATGCTGCAGTCGCACCCGGAACGGTCACTGTCAATGCTGCAACAATCAAAAATGGTTTCCATCAATTCGTTGATTCGCTTCAAGTTGTGATTGGAGGGACTACAGTGCAATCTTCGCAAATTTTTACGAACATCGATACTAATTATAAAATTCTTACTGAGTGGTCTCATGATACTTTAGAAAAATGGGGTTCTACCGTTGGTGTTGCCTTAGATGATATTGTAGGTAGCACTGATAGTTCTATGGGTGTTGCTGAATCTGTTGATAACTTAGGATTATTTACAACTGCTACTGCTTCTGCTGGTTTAGGTTTTGATATTTTCAACGCTCGTAACTCCGGAATTAAAGAACGTCTTGCTATGT